TGCTAGACTGGTATTTTTCCTTACCTGAGCTAGAAATCGCGAATTTGGGCCGATTCTGTGAGCCAGAGACTAATCAGAAGCTTATGGAGCTAATCTAGAGACAAGGCGCGTTAGCGCATAAGCAGATAGAAGCAGCGGTCTGGGCCGGATCAGAGCTAGTCGGATGCTACGCGGCGCATGGTATAAGCAGTTTACCGAAAGTTTACCTAAAGCTAAGCAAGAGCAGATGAGCATAAGCTGGGGTCGGCTGCGCAAAAAAAATTTTCCGAAGCCGCTCGGTGTGCGAAAGCTAGCCATTTTGCCGTCCTGCACCGCCAAAACAGAAAAATATAGCACTTTTGCATTGCTTACATGTTTTTAGAGTATAAAAAAAGAAGCTAACCAGCATATAAGGGAGGATGCTTATACACTGATTAACTTCTTATACCTTAATAGGTTAGAATTATTTACTTTGATTCCTCTAATCATTTAGATAATTCTGTGCAACAATTAAGTTGCTCTAGTAAGATGATATATTATACGATATATTTTTATTAAATTTATTATACTTTATACATATATATTCTTGATATTCTTACATCAACGTTTGAATAATTATCAATATAGATATATGATTGATCTAAATCTATTGTAAATTCACTTTCACATGGTATGGTACTATAAGTTCCATGAGTTCCTACTCTATATGTAGAATCATAATTAAAATTGTATTTATTATAAGCAATTGTAATACTATCAGAATTTTGACTTTTAACATAGAAGTAATATAATTTATTTGTAATTCCAGCAGGACTTGAATTAGGATTATTCATAAGATAAGTTTTCTCAGTTCCGTTTCTGTTTTGAAAACAAATTGAAAAGCCTGATTGTTTAATTGTAAAAAGATATAAGGCATTTTGTAAATATTCAGTTGTAGTATTAGATATATTATAAGTACCATGTCCAAAGTCTAATCGAATTGCACTTACAGGGTCTGGTTGAGATATAACAATATCTGCATATAAAGTAATTCCAGAATCATACCAAGTATTTTGTTTATTTAATAAATTATCGCTTGCATCTTTCATTGCAGAAAGGGCCACACTTGTAGTTTTAGAATTCCAACTACTACAATATAAACCACTGCTAATTGTTCCACCTCCACCACCGCTTGCAGTATCAAAGTTATTAGTGATAGTTGGTTGACTACTCCAAGTTAAATTAATTACTCCTGTAGCAGTAGTTGCAGCATTACATGTTAAGTTAATTTCTATATTCTTTGTACTAGGTGTTCCAGCACAATAGAATAAGAATTTTTGATTATGTTTTATTAATGTGTAATTAAATTGATAATTATTATTACTTACAGGCATTTGTTGTCGAGCCATACTTAAACTCCTTTAAATTAAATGGTCTGCTATTTTAGTAATAACTACAGCTACAGTATTACCTGTAATAACTGGTCGTATCTCTGCTGAAGTAGCAGTGCCATAAACATTATAATAATTATATCCATTATATTCTTCCCATGAATAACCATTTATATTTTCTGCTGCTGAAGCATAAGAATAAGTATAATAAAGAGTTGTATTATCATCACTACTTTTTGCCCAAAATATATTTGCTCCCTGATCTAAAGAATATTCTACAGTCTTATTAGCCACTACTGGATAAGATCCTGGAGAATAAGTGCCTCGATAATTTACTACAAGTTTACAACCATATATATGAATAGTATTTGTAGCATCAGGAGTTGTAGTTCCATCAACATAATCAGGTACATCCATATTACATAACACAGTTCCATTTTCACAATAATCTATTTCAATACCATTAGAAGCGCCAGGATTTTTTAAAATTATTAATTTTGGTTGCCAATTTGGTACTAATGTTTTAAAAGCAGTTTTCATATTAAATTTAAAAGTAGGATTTTCTACTAGTCCATAATTACTATTACTTCCGCTTATAATAGCAGATTTTGCGGTAAATGTAGGTGTTACATCAACTTTAGCAGGAATTGGATCAGAATACGCATTATATGCGTAAATATATGGAGTAAACTTATAATAGTCTGACTCAGTATTTTCAGCAACCCACTTACAATTAACAGTCACTGTATTTGCAGCAGCTGTTTGAACAGTAGGCATAGTAGAACAGTTAAGCAATATATTTCCTGTTATTGCTTTACCACTAAGTTTTATATTATAGTTTTTAGTATAGTTATTTTTAGTAAATGATGGTGTTAATTCCCAAGCACCTTTATAAGTTCCTGAAGTAATACGAGACATTGTATATGAGGTTGTTGCCATAGTAATACTCCTTAGCTTGTTATTTCTTCATAAGATCCATCATATTCATCTTGCCAAGCCAATTTACCTGAACTATCAAGTGCTAATAGTTTATTTGTTAAACCATTATAATTAGGTAATACATTACTATTACCTTCTACATTCTCTATACTATTTGCATTAGTTGCACGTATATTTCCTTCTATTTGAATAGGTGTACCACTCATTAGATTATTTATCTTACTAATCTTAATATTAGTCATTTCAACTGTTTTATTAGTTTTATCTGCTTGAAGCACAGGATAAGTTACATCTGCACCTTGAACAGTTTCTACTACATGGAAATCAATTGCATCTGTTATAGTTAAGGTACCAACTTTTTCAGTAGTAGTTTCTGCATTATCAATAATTGCTTTAGTTATTTCAGTGTCTACATTAATATCTACTTTATTAGCATTAGCTCCAGTTTGACCATTACTATTTACAATTATATTTTCAGTAAATGTTTTGTCACTATTTATAGTTTGATCCTTGTGAGTCATAACTATTTGACCTTCTGCTTTATTAATTCTTGTAGGAACTACTTGAACACTTTCATTGATTTCACGATAAGTTGTATTTCCACTAGTCTTTTTATTAAAGATTTTTAAATTTACACCTGCATAACGTTCAGTTGTTAAGATAAGTCCTTTAAATCTATAGTCAGGTTCATTACCTTGTTCTGCAACATTAACATCTAAGTGAAGATCATCCTGACTTGCACTACCAGGTGTTTCTATATTTTTTAATACCATTGTTGTTTGAACCATTGTTGTTTGACTATTTGCAATAGCAATTGGTTGTTTTGGATCAATTGCTAAATAACAACAATCTGCTTCAGTAACATTAGCTCCTAGACTAGTATTATCTGTAAGGTTTATATCTAAGTTTGATAATTCAAAGTAATAACCACCAATAACACATTTTATTTCAGATACAATATTACTAGATATTGTACAACTTATTAAATAAGTATTTGGCTCTTTATCACTATCATTTTCTGGATTATCGCCATATAAATCTAAATTAGATCCTGCATGTAAGAAATTATGTTCAGTCATCATTCTTGATTCTGCATCCCAAGGTACTTGTTCGTTGTTATTTACTACATAACCTCTATAAGAACAAGGGAATACTTTTACTTGTTCACTTTTAAAATATTTAATATATGCCATATTTTAATCTCTCCTTAATTTGCTGAACTATCGACATTTTGAAAAGTCATTGTCCAAGTTAATTGTAAACTGTAATTTCCTACGGCGCTTTGTCTATCAATTTCATTCCAAGTTTTATCTTCTTTTGTAAAACCAAAAGTTGCATATAGATTACTATCTCTCTGATCTGCACCAATACCCTCTGTAAGAACAGTGTTTGGAAATAAGGCAGCTTTATAAATAGCATCTGTAATAAAACTAAATGGAATCTTAAACTCAAATACTGCAGCTTTCTTTGTTCCGTCTATTAGATTAACTGCTGCGTGACTTGTAGATATTGCATAAGGAGTTACGGCTAGGTCGGAGTTCCAACACCAACTATTAGGATCATCTCCTTTTTCAGTTTCATCTTTTATTTTATATAATTTTATTTTACAAGGTCTATTTAATTTTTGATATTCACCAACTAAGCAATCATATAAGAAATTAAATAAATCTGTATGTCCGGCATTATGATATGTTTTTCTTGATATTGTTCTATTACCTTTTTTAATAGTTATATCAATTTTTCCTTGATATCCAACTGTTAAACCAGAAGCAGTAGAAACTTCAGGTTTAGAAGTTTCTACTTTATCTTCCTTTTTAATTTCTTCAACAATTGGTTCAGTATTAGTTTCTGTCTTTTTAGTTCTAGCCATTTGATTCTTCCTCACTTTCAGGAACTTCTTGTGCAATGTTAACATTACTATAAATATGTTTCTTAAAGTCATCACCATTACCATTAGTAAGAGGTTGATTGTAAATACTATTTTCTTGATACATTGCACCACCAAATGCTTCTTTAGGTGTGATTAATGTATGTACAACATTATCAACAGAAGTGAATTTTTCTGTAGAAGTAGCTTTAATTAATGTTGTTCTAATAATAGTACAACGTATACCCGCAGGTAATATATAATTTAATAAATCTCTAAATAAGTTTAGGTCGGTTAATTCTTCAGGAACATATATTGTAATTTCTGTATTATCTTCTGACAAGTCGGCTTCAAATTCTTGTCTTACACTTTCAGCACTAAATAATGTTCTAGCTGCAAGTTCTATAGAATATAAACTACCTTTGTTTTTTATAATCTCGCAGAAGGCAGAACATAGTGCTGTAAGTTGTTTTACATTGTAATTATGTTTTGATTTGAATCCAAGTGTTAATGACATTAAGTCAATTAACTTTTCATCAGAGTTCATACTTAATGGACATTCTTTAATTAAGTCCGCATTTGTTTTAACTGAGTTTAAAACAATATCGAAGAGACGACCAATAAACTGGAAGTCTCTTGATTGATTGTAGTAAACATCAGGAGTCATATCTTGTAATCTAATCATGATATTTCTCCTTTAATTTTATAATTTACTTGACTTAGCAATTGTAATACCATTTGCTAACTCATCAGCATTTATTTCTGAGATAACAAACTTATTATTGATATTATTATAACTATACCAAGTATAAGGATTATCTAATGTTTCTTTTTCATTATAAGGGTTTAAGTCAATTGATGTTGCATTATCAATTACTACATTATAATAGAAGTTTAGGTCTGGGTCAACCTTTTTAATATCTTTTAATATTTGTTGATATTTTGATAAGTTATCATCTATTCCATAATAATTAATTTTTTTATTTATTTCACTGCCATCAGTTATTATATCTAAGTTACCGATAATTAATACATCACGTCCAGCATATACTCTTTGAGTTGTTGTTGCATCAGTAATTTCTTTAGTATCAGCATAAATATCAATTGAAGTAGAAACAGGAATCTTAATAATATTTATTCCATCTCTTAAATAATATTTATCATCTACAACTGTTTCCCACCAACTTTCATTATTATTAAATATTGTTAATCTGGCTGTAGTTTTTAAATATGCATTATCAGCTTTAGTTTTACTAAATGGTATATAATAAATCATTAGTAGCCCAAAGTTATCAGCTGGGAATAAAGCATTGATAGTAGTATATGGAGAAGTAATATCATAAGTAGTTAAATTATTTTCAAAATTTAACTTTGTCCAATTTGTTCCATAGTTATTCCAAGGAATTGTGTTTCCTGTTTGAAGACTCTTGATTTCATTCTTTTCAAAAGGTTTAATCTTAAAATCATTTACTGCTGTAGGTATACCACCAATTGTTTTATAAACTTTAACGTCTACACTATTAGTTGAGTTTATACAGTCATAATTAGATTTTAAAGAAGCACCTTCTAAAAATTCTACATCTTCAGTTGAAGTATCATTACCCGCATAGAAAACATATATATGATCATCTTTATATAATGTTTGAGTTGTATCAGGTCCCATATTAAATTCAAGCTTACTTCTTCCTTGCCATTTAATAGTACCGACTTTAATGTCAGGTAATTTTTCACTAGTTTCACTGCTTGCAAATTGGTATGTTGCACTATCTATTGTTTGCCAGTCATAATCTAATTTTGTTGGAAGACTTGTAGGATCTTCAGGATCAGTTGGACTAAACTTTAAATCTAATAATTTATCACCGCTTGTTAAAGTGATATATTGATATTCTTTTAATGTTAGATATTTTGTAGAATCTACAGTTAAGCTAACCCAAGGAATAGCAGCAGCTAAACCATAAGTCATTATATCTTCTGTTGATATATCATTGTCTGTCTTGAACTTTGATATATTTGGGAAGGCAGGTGAACGTTTAATCTTAGTTCCATTTCCATAATAAGCAAAGTCTAATTTATTTTTATCTGTATAATAGAAGTATTCACCTTCTTTTAATGTATAAGCAGTGTAATTTGGATGAGTAGGATCCGAAGAAATATTATCTTCATCAAATACAAATGGTATTGTATCACTATCTTTATATTTATCAGAAAGATCATCATCACGTTGCCAATATATATTTATAATTTCTGCTGAACCGCCACCAAGTACAACTTCAACAGGCTTTCTAATTTCACATTGCTCTGATGGACCAAAAGTATACATATCTGTAATATGATAACTGCTGTCAAAACTAAATCCGCTATGTTTTGGAGGAGTAGTTCCACTAGCAGCTACATCGCTACTATTTTGAACATCAAAATTAAATCTAACTATTGTGCCCTCGTCATATACTTTATTTATTGGATCTTTTTCTTTTCCATCATCTCCAGCTGCAGGAGTATAATTTATAAATAAGTATTCATTAGCTTTTAATTGGTAGTCAGTATTCTTTTTAATAGAACTGCCTGTTGTTCCTAATGTAAGCCAATAGTTTATATAACCAGGATAAGTTATTTCTGTTGTAAAGTTAGGTAACATAAATTGGATAACTTCATTATCATTTAATGTAATAGGAATCATTGCAGAAGTCTCAGGATCAGTCTCAATTGAAGGATCATATTTAGAAGTAAGTTTAACAATTTTATTACTACCTGTCGGATATAGTCCTGCATAACCTGTTAAAGCTGTTTCTGATAAATCAGGTTTGAATGATTCATTATATTCAAATAATGATATTCTACCTGCAAGAACATTACGTAAAGCAAGTTGATTATATTTTGCTTTTCCTGTATTGTCATCTTTCACTGATACTTCAGTTCCATCTTGTAGACAGAACTTTGTTTCAAGTTCAGGTTCATCAAGACTTATGTTTTTAATTCTGTTATCTGCTTCTTGAATTGTATTAAGAATTGAATCAAATGGGATTTCTTCACCAAAGTCTAATTTACGCATATTAAAGTTATTATAGATCGCTCTATATATATTATTTAATATTACACGTTCCTCTGAACCACTTATTTTGTAAGTAGTTGTAATCTTAGCATTTAATTTTAAATAATTCTTTATACATACAATATCTTTAGCATCTGGGTTTACGAATGTATGACTTATTGTTTTATTATCTTCTAATAATGATGTAATATCTCTTAGATTAGTTGCATCATATTTAAATGAGTTTTTATATTCTTGAATAAGTCCTGTTCCACGGACAGTTGTGAATGGATATAACACAAGGTTGAAACAGTTTATTTTATCTTCATCATTATCATCTTTAATACTTTCTTCGACATAGTTAATTCCATATTCATCAAAAGTACATAATGTAATTGAACGGTTAAGGTCATCTCTTATATCACTAACAATAATATTTGATACAAGTGGAGTTGTATCACTTGAATTATCAGGGTCAAGATCTTTCTTTAACATTTGATATATCTTATTCATATAATCTCTACAAGTTATAAGAGTATCGAATGTACCAATTGTTTTCTTGTAGTTATTATAAGCATCATTAATACTTTCTTTATTAGCACCATTAGTTGCCACTGATTGATTAGTTACTGATAATATGCTTTCTAAGTCTTCACTATCTTCTGTCCAGTTTCCAACTTTCCAGCTATCTGTTATATTTTGGAACTTATTTAAAGTTCTAAGTGCTGCATTACCATTAATACCATCAGTTCTTATATATTTAATATATATACCATCTTCAATAATAGCACTAATATCATCTGGAAATTGAATGTAAGGTATTTGTTCTTTTGAATCAAAACTAAACTTATAAACTCTACTTCCAATGTTTTGTGTATTTAAGTTATTTACCGAAATCCAGCTTTCACCTTCAGTTGCAACTGACTCATCATTATTTACTACATAGCTAACACTATTAATAAATATTCCATTTTCGGCAACTTGAGATTCAGGTAGGTAATATCTATTATTTTCATCAATATTTGCTAGTGTAATAATTTTACCATTGTTTGTTACACAGTCTTGAATAGTTCCTTGTATTGCTTCAACTTGACGAGTTGTTATTTCATCATTGAATGTTACAGGAGTTACTAAACAATATACTAAGTCTTCATCAACATTAGTAACAGTTGCAAACTTAGGAATTTCAATTTTTACATCTTCATCTAATTTTTGATTTCCACTATAAGTAATTGTAAGAGGAGTAGTTGCTGATCTATAATACTTCATTGAATAACCTAAAATGTCACATAGCTTTCTCATTGCATCTTCTTGAGTAGCACTTGGCATGAAGGCTTCAAGTATATTCTTATCAATATTATAATTTAATTTATCTGCTACAGCAGTTAATACTTTTAATAAGATAACTCCAGGGTCTGCTTCATTTGTTGAGGCTGGACTCCAACGAGCACTGATCTTATCTGCTGTATCTAATAACTCATTCCATATTTGGTAAAAGTCTTTTTTAGTTGGACTTAATGTTACCGCAGTTAGTTCTCTTTCAGTAATCATTTTATGCTACTCCTTTATTGTGACTCATTATATAATACTAAGTTGTAAGTATTTGGTTGAAAGTCTATTTGATTAATTCCTGAGAAGGAACAATATAATTTTCCTTTCTCTTTGTTTTGTGTTATTCTAATATCATTTCTGTTTATCTTTATTTGTGGTAAGAATATTGCAAGTTGTTCATATACCATATCAATTATAACGTCTTTTAATTTAAGACCGTTTTGATCGAATAAATAATGTTTAAATAATAGGCCATAATAAGGATCACCGAACAATTCATATTTCTCTGATTGAAGAGTTAATATTGCAGATTGTTTAGTTTGACTTAAATGTTCATTTGATTTCCAAACGTTTGTACTATTTGAATTAAACATATTAGGAAATTTAATTGTTCTCATATAAGGCGTATTTTACCCCCTTTTTAAAAACTTCATTTAATTTAGCTTTTAATTATCAAAATATTATGAATTTTGATCATCTATACTATATTTAACTGTTACAATTATCTTAACTCCTATTATTTGAGATGGTCCTTTATATAATATATTTCCAGAATCATCAATAGTAACTTGTAAGTCAGATCCATCATACCAGATATTATTTACTTTATAACTTTTAGATATACTATAAACATTTTTTATATGATCTGTAATTGTTCCTAAAATTAAATCAGATGTATGTATATTAGTAAGTTTTTCAAAAGTAAGTTCTTTTACATCTCCATATAATTTATTATTTAACATTTGAACTTTCTCTATAACATCACTAATAGTTTTATAAGTATCTTTAGATTCGTTACTGTTTGCAATGTCATTTGCATGATCATAATTTAAAATAGTATTAATAGGTATCTCAGCAGTACCAGAACAGTTTAAATTAATACAATTAATACTACCTTTATTTTCTAGTTTGTTTAAATATAGTTTGCCTAAAATAACTGGATTATCTATTGTATCCTCGTCAAAACTAAGAATAACAACATCATTTACTTTATAGTCAGGAGTAATTCCAGGAGGTGTTGATATTATTCCAGAGTATGTACCAGGAATTCCATCTGTTACATTTTCATAAAAAGGTATACGAACTTTATAAGTATTATTTAATAAATCTATAGACTGAATTATTCCTTTTACTACCATTAGTTAATATCTCCTTTATTAGTATTTACGTATAATTTAGCAAATAGATTTAATAAATTTATTTTATTTTTAATAAAAATAAAGAGACTAATTAAAGTCTCTTTACTAAGTAGGTGTAACCACATTTCCTTGTTCGTCTAAGAAATCGTCACCTTCAATTCTTGTAAGTTCTAGAGTTGTTACATAACCTGCAGTGCTAATAGTATCTTGTTGACTTGTTACAATATATAAACCAGAAGCAGTATGTTTTCTACCACCTGGGAATATAATATTTAATCTTAAATAAGTCATTAAGTTAGCAGGTCTTAATAAACCTTGAATAGTAATAGTAGCACTAATAGGATATTTTGTTAACTTAGTATACCAAGTAACATCATTAGGTCGTGTTTCTCTATGGTCATTATTAGAAGTAAATGAAGGAGCAAAAACATCTTCCCATTCACCTTTATTATTTAGTCTTCTTACATATTCTTCAGGGTGTAATTCTTCTTGGTAATCATAAAGAATAGAATAGTTCTCATTTTGTTTAATTGAGAAGTTGGTTACAATGGTCGAGGTATTATAACCAATGTCTACTTCATAAGCATCTGAGTATGATTTAGCATAACTAGTTCTAGTAACTTTAAAATAAGGTCCACCTAAAGAATCATCTTGATATAATTTGTCATAAATATTTTCATCATGTATTGTAAATAGATAAATATCTTTTGATCTAGTAGTTTCAGTAGTTCCTTCAGGAATCATACAGCTAACTAAATAAGATATATAATCAATAGGGTTCATATTTGTTTTAGTTAATACTTTAACTTTTTTATCTGATCCATCAATAAGACTATTAAGATTAGATTCGCCCATGCCTGTAAAAATGTCTCTTAGCCCATAGTTTTTATTTCTAAAAATTTCTTTAATTCTTTCACTAGGTCTTATTTCTCCGCCTACAAAAGTATAACTTCCTGTCTTTCCTAATGCTGCTCCAGATACTGCTGATACAGTATATCTAATAACTGAGTTACCAGTTCCACCATTTCCAAAACCAAAAGTTTGAGTAATATTAGTTATAATGGCTTCTTCATCTTTATAAACATAGTCAGGCATGCTAGAGTCACCATAAGAAAAAGTTATTTTACGGGTTTTACTTACACTTGAAAAAACTTTATCAAAGAAATTAGGATCATCCCCTACTCTAACAGGATAAACTAGACTTAAGGTATATTGATTTACTTGTCCATTTATTTTTGTGATAGATAAACTTTCAACATAGTTAGGATATTGAATGTGATAATTTGAATAAAAACCTGTATCAGTTTGTGTTCTTCCTTCTGATTTACAGTATACACCAAAAGTGAAATTTCCAATTGCTATTTTGATCCAAGGAGCTTGAACCCTTGCATAAGATGATAATAAGTTCAGTCTATGTTTAGGTACAATAGCCATTAACGTTCAGCTCCAAAGGTAATACTTGAAATATTAGGTATTTTAATCATCTTATAATAATCAAATAGTTTTACAAATGAATCTTGAATATCATTAAAGAATGCGATTACCCACCAATAAGTAGGATTACTATAATACTTTAATGCTAAGCTATCTAGTGTATCTTCAGGATCAACTTTATGTGCAACCCAACCTGTGGTTTTTATTAAATTACTTCCAAGTCCATATATTTCTTTATTGTCCATTGAATTATAATAATAAGGAACTCCTGTATATCTACATATATAATCAAAGGATTCAACTTTTTTATTTCTTAAAACGTCCATTAGTCATCTCCTAGATTCATTCCATATTTTAATGTTTTAACAACACCTCTAAAAGAACCATTTTGATATACAGTTGTAGCATCATAAGGATCAACTTCAGAAACATCAAAACTTATTGTTACACATGCATATTTACTTTGTTTACCGTCTCTTGTAAGAATTATTGGTTTTTCATAGGTAACACCTACAGCACCATTAACAATTCCTTTAATAAAGATTTGATCTCCAAATCTTACTGCAACAAGGGGTGGTTCAACAGCTTTATTATCTAAGTTATATCTAGGTAAGGCTATTGCTTGAACTGCACGACATAGTGCATCAACATAGTCTTCGCCATATTCTGTTTTTAAACTTACATTTGAACGATTAATATTAATATCGTCCATAATATCCCTATGTAGTTTTAAAGTTACTTGAACTTTTCTACCACCAGAATTACTATATGTAAATACTGGAGCAGATCTACCTAAAACGTTAGTAGAGTTAAATGTTGACTCCATAGAATCTTGAATACTATCTGGACAAGCAGGTAAGAACCAATATTCTAAGTTTTCTCCTAAGTGGGAAATATATAAATAATTTTCACCAACATCAGGAATTATACTACCACTAGGTAAAGTGTCTGAATAATTACTTTCAATTCCCATTTTAGTATTTCTCCTTTACTTTAGAGTCTTTGTAAATATCTGGATAAATATCTACTTTTGAAATAGAAATTGAATTATCAGTTGTAGCATCATTATCTGGATCATAAGAATAGAATTGTTCTACCTCTTTATCTATAAAACCTAGAATGTCATGGTTATTTGCAAAGGTATTATATTTACCCTCTTGCATAAAATTATAAGCATAACATCTTATTTTATCTTCCCAAAGACCGTCATAGTCAAATAATATACCTTTTTTTCTCATTACTGTTTGAACTCTTGTGATATTATCTTCTATTTGTTCTTGATTTGTAATTGCATTACCAACTAAATATTCAATAAGTCTATCTGCAAAAGGATAACTTTCATTTGTATTTAATCTTAATAGTTGTAGATTTGTTACAAAAGTCAAGTCTGTATATTTATTTATTGCTTTACCATTTAATGCTGAATAATTTTGTGTTCTAACAAAGTTTTTAATAGTTCCATTATTAGTTGTAGTTTCTTGTTTATAAGAGTAATCATTAAAAGATACATAATTTCCCTCTAATACTACAATACTTGAATTATTCTCAACAGGTAATTTTATAAACATTTTTAAATTATCTTCGTATTTTTTTAATATTTTTTCATTTCTTTCTCTAGTATCTTTTGTGCTGCTAGAACCTGCAGCTAGTGTATCCATATTTAATAAAGTATATAATTGAGGTTGAGTAAACTTTAATAAATTATATTTTTTATATGTTCTACTGGGAATATCAAAAATATCAGCATCTGTTACTTTATTAGTTCCAACAGAAGTATTATCAACAGTTTTACTAATTTGATATTTGCTATATGCTCCACAGCAAATTTCAACGTTTGCTGCAGAGTCAATAGCTATTGTATATTCTTTATTTAATTTTACTGGAAACATATATATTTTATAATTAGCATCTTGTGTATTAAAATTACTAATTATAACAGTTTCGGTTTGAGTTGTTTCTACACCATCTACTATAACTTTTTTTACTCTTGCTGTAGTTATTTCTATATCTAATTTACTACATAGTCTATTACTAAAACAATTATAAAGAGGCATTAAATTTATATGTGCATAATCTCTATGAAATCTTAAATAATCACCTAAATATTCATGAGTATAAGAATCATAAACATTAGAGTTTAATCTTAAGTTTCTAGTAACATTTTGTATCTTTTGATTATAATTATATGTAGGAATATCATTAGCCCAATTACCATTATTATAATGTGGTAAGTTAAATGAAACTAATAATTGTTTTAAATAATTACTAAAGATGTGGTTTTCATTAAATTTAATCATATAATTAATCTCCTTAGTTAATTATTTTTATTGACCGGGTGAAGGAGTAAATGTAGTAGGAGTATCATTAATTACTCTTAGTGCTCTACCACCAACAAATACTGCTTTTAATATTCCTAATATATTATCAACCTCAGGATATATATCATTAAGAGTTTTGTCATCACTTTCTGCTGCAGCTGCTGCAGTTTGAGCTTTAGTGTCATTAGAAGTATCAGTCATACTCTTATTCATAACATCACCGCTATTACTATTTCCAACATATCCTGAATCAGAAACAGAAGCACCGCTGCCTGAGTTATAACCAATACCTCCACCACTACCTCTGGTAACATTAGTAATTCCATTACCAATACCTAAAGCTCTTAGCATACCGGTACCTGACATACCGCCGCCTGAACCCGCTCCGATCATTGCGCCCATACTACTGAATAAGCCACCAGCTAATGCTCCAGTTCTCATAATTTCAGCAATATTAAATCTAGTAGCAACACCAGATCCTAATACCATTGGTAAACCAAAATTAATACCACCAGTTAAATCTGTTAATAAGTTAGAGGCAGTATATAAACTATATAAGAATGGATTACTAGCAATGCCTGCTGCTAATGAATATTGTAAGTTATCAGACATATTAGTTAGTAATTCACCTTGACTAACACGATTTTTCATTGTACTTGCCATTTGATTTAATCTAGTCATCATATCACTATATTCTAAATTGCTTTTAGAAATAGCGGCTAAGTCTGATAAGTTTAAATTTGAGATGGCTTTTAAGTCTGAAGCAGTTAAACCAAATACCTTAGCATATTGTTGTTGAACAACTCTTGAGTCTTTTGTTTCGTCATAGATGCCTTGTACGTAAGTAGTTAATGCATATAATAAATCATTAGTTTGAGTAGTATTTAAACCACCAGATAATGCTTCAGCAACTGAAATTCCTGCATTATTTGCTGCCATAATTAATAAGTTACCAAAGCCACCTTGAACACCTTCAATATTACCAGCAACAATATTACCTAATGCTCCAGCAATACCTTGAACTGCAGATTGACTAGCGCCTACTGAATACATTGAACCCATCCATTTTTCAACTTGATATTCAAATGCAGCTGCAGATTTTGCTCCCATTAAGCTTTCAGCTTCTAATAAGCTATCTCTAATACTTTGAGCAATACCTGACATATATTCAGTTGTTTCATACATATTATTTAAGAAAGCTGTTAAGGCAGATTCCATACCTAATCTAGCTGCAGTTGTATCTTGTTGTTGAATACGAACTAGTTTAAGTAAACTAGCATTTGTTACATCAAATGTACCTGCAATTTTATCGCTAACTGTCATTAAGAATGCTCTTTGTTCTACATTAAAAGCAATACCTTGTCCTACTAATGATTTAACATTATTAACAAAGTCTGTTTGTTTTACTAATGGAGATACACCTGCAATACCTGTAATGTCTTCACTTATTTGATCCCAGTAAGAACCAGACTTTCTAGCATTTTTTGATCCTTGAAGTCTTGTATCGATAGCAGATCTATTACTAGCTATTTCATTTATTTGACTTTTTAGTTGAGCGGCATAATCACCAAGTGCAGTAGTAAGGTTAGATATACCTTGCATTAAACTAAATTGCTTTTTACCGTCTTCAGTATATCCATAAAATGATTCTTTTATTCCTTTAAATCTATCAGTTATTTTAACACCTTTTTCAAATAGTGCACTTTTTAATGCAGCTGATTCTTCAGCTTTTAATTTATCAGCAGCTTCTTGTAAAGCTCTTTTTTTAGCGCGTTTATCTCTTAGTTCTTCTTCTTCAGCAATTTCCTTTAAACGTTTGTCATGAGCTTTTTTAGCTTCAGCCTCACCTTTTTTCTTCTTTTCTTTTTCGTATTTCTCGTCTTCTTTTCGTAAGGCTTTTGCAAGTTTTTGAGCTTTAATTTCATTAGTAGCCAAATCTAAATCATGTTTCTTAGCATAACCATATTGTTCTTCTAAGTTTTTCATGACTTGTTCTTGATAATCTTTTTGAACGTCATTTTTATACTTAGCTACACGATCTATTAAGTCCTGTTCAAATTGAGCGGCTTTTATTAAGTCTTCTATGGTGTCTTTAACTTGATCTTCAGTTGTAACTTCACCTGTACCGGTTAGTCTACTCATAGGCTATTCCCCCTATTTTTTCTGCTGTGATTGTGTTTTTATTTCATCAATTGCTTTTTTAGTATCTTCATTCTTATTCTTAATACATTCAATTAAATACATTCTATCTTGAAAAGCTAAATCTAAGACGTCTGTATAACTTGTATGTAATTGATCACTAATAAACCAACATTCTTGGACTATTTCTTTGTATCTTTTAGGTCCATAAGCAGATCCGTCTTTAGATAACGTCGGGTCTAAGAAACTTTGGTCCAATGCGAAAAAATGTATCGATTTCTTCACCACACTCATCGCAGAATACAGTTAATCTTGTGTCTAGTCCAATACTATTATTTAATTTATCTACAGATTGTAGAATATAATACATATCTTTTGCTGATAACTTATTTACAAAGTTTTCTAGTTCGTATGGTTTTAAGTCCATATCTTCTACTGATTCAATTGAAGTTAATAATTGAATAAAAGTACGAACATCAAAATCAGCATCTCTATTTCTTTTTCTAAACTCCTTAACGCTAGATTCAATTTCATCTAATACTCTAGGAGTTTGAAGCTTAAGAGTAATTACTTTTTTACAATCTGGAAGTGTTATTACTTTAAGCTTTTTAAAAGTATCAATATTAAAATCTTTAGGTACTAAATCATTTAAGTGTGCCTCAGCATCAATAATTTTTCCACAATTAGGACATTGAATAGTCATCTTATAAGAATCACCATAAGAAATAACTCTTAATCTATGTAATAGATATTCATAGTCCCCTAATGCCATATCATAAACATGAATTGCAGGTTTTTCAATCATACATCCTTCAATAATATCAGATAATACCTTAAATTGAGCTGTAGATGGTCCTAAACGCTTCATTTCATCTCTAGCAGTCATTGATCTTAATTCTACATGTGAATTAACAGGCTTGTCATAAATTAAGCCCTTTGAAGGTAATTCATAACCTTCAGCAATTGTGTAATTTGTTTGTCTTTCTTCCATAATAATGTTTCCTTTCAATATTATTTTCTTTCTTCAAAATATTTTTCCAATATTTCACGTATTAATGCAGAGACAGTTTTCTTTTGATCCTTAGCTGTATTTTGTAATCTGTCTTTTAATGGTTTTGTAGTTTCAAAAGTCTGCATTATTTTGTTACTTCGGTCTACTTTTTTTCTGCCCATAAAACAATTTTCCTTTCATTGTGTTTTATATTCGTAACACATATAATTTAGCTAATATTAAAATAGATTTAATAAATTTATTTTTAATAGAAATAAAAAAAGAGAGCTTTAGCTCTCTAATTTATTTTAATATCTTCCTTGATCTTCTGCTTTAGGATTGTTTAACCAAGAATCCTCAATATTAGTTTCCATTAAGGCATAATCATAAGAGAATTCAGCAGTAATTTGTCTCTTACCATCATTTTCTTTATCAAATTCACCTTCAGTAAGTCCTGAAATAAAGAATCCAAATAAATTCCAAGTTCTTACTAATTGATAATCTTGTGTATATTCAAGTAATGAAGCAGTTTTCTTATATTGTGACATACGTCCACCTTTAAATGTATGTGGATCATAAGCAAGTCTTAACCAAGCCATTAGAATAGACTTAGTATCTAAACCTACAATATCGTCAACAGTAATAGAACCGCCATCAAATGTAGGAGTTCCTGCAAATTTTACAGTATCATTACCTCTTTTGAATTCTAATACTTGTACTTTATAAGTAGGTACTGGACATTTTGTAACATGAAGTCTTAAATATTTCTTAGCAGCTTCACCATTCATTCTATCCTCATCAGATGTTCCTGTTTTATTTGTTTGAATTAAATTATCTAAGTTATCAATTTCTAATACGAAGAAACCAGATCTTGCTGATTCATTAGAAGATAAGTTATTGGCAATACTACGAGCAGACATACCTTCATAAGTATTATCTGTCCAATTGCTTGTATCAAAAAATTTACTAGCCATTATTATTTCCCCTTTCTATTATTCTTCTGTTATACTAGTTGTGACACCAGTTAAAGAATCTTCTAAGAATAAGTCAAGTTCAAAATCTTCAACTGCTTCAATAGGAACAATTCTAATTTTTCCTAAGCATGTGCCCTTAATAGTAGTAGGAATTTTTACAAATGCATAATCTCTAATACCTTGGTCAGATACCATTAAATCTAATAAAGGTCTTACTTTATGACAGAAGTCAACCCATAGTAAGTCACTATTAGGGTTAAACGTTAATTGTCTACATGCTACATAAACAGCTTTTTTAATAGTATTACATAACTCACGAATATTTGCATAGTCGCTTGCTATTAATCCATCCTTTTCAATAGGATGTGCTGTTCTATTACCCCAAATATAATAATTACCACGAAGATTTACAATTACATTTACTGCTTTTCTTAATCCATTTTCTTCGTCTTTAAGTAGTCTAGGAGTTAAAGCATTTTGTGCAATATCACCTAAGTTTAGAGTAGTAGACTTAATAATTAAATCACTAATACCTCTTTGATAACCTGCAATAGCATACCATTCATTATAACTATTTAATGACTTAGCAGTACAAGCTAAGTAATGGAATGATGCAGGGAAAG